ATGGTGGCCCATCATGGGAGACAACAACAACTGAAGTCTTGGAGGCTTTGGGTGCTGATGTAGTCTTTGAAGGCCCACAAGCTACAGGAGGTACTGTTTACCAATACTCTCAAGCCTCTGGTGTAGAGCAAGTTGATGGTAAGTGGTACACAAAGTATATCCTTGGCCCTGTGTTTACAGATACAGCTGCCACTGAGACAGAGCCAGCCAAGACTGCTGCCGAAAATGAGGCTGCCTACAAAGCCACTAAAGATGCAGAGCAGGCTAAGTCTGTGCGCACAACACGCGACACCAAGCTGGCCGAATGCGACTGGCGCGTCATCAAGGCTGCTGAGACTGCAACAACATTGGATGCAGCCTGGGCAAATTATCGCCAGGCGCTGCGTGATGTAACTGCCCAGTCTGGATTCCCTTGGACCATCACATGGCCTGATGCGCCTTAATGAATCATGGATGCCGATGTTGACAAAAGGCTTGCCGTGCATGAAGCAATCTGCCTAGAGAGATACAACAACATAGACAAGTCATTGCGCGATGGGGACAAGCGCATGACGAAGATTGAATATCTTCTCTATGCGGTAATCATTGCCGTGTTGTTTGGACCAGGGGTGGCTGCCGAATTCGTCAAAAAAATGTTGGGGCTATGAAAGACTGGGCCGTGGCAATCATTGCTGCGGTCTGCATAACTGTCTTTGTCATTTGGGGCAGTTTTGTCATCATTTTGATGTGGCCGTGATCTATGCTCTAGTCTTATTAGCAGCTGCCGAATATCGATGCATCAGGTGGACATGGACCGGTGATGTTTACAATCGAAGGGTTGTTTGCCTTGAATGGAAAAAGGTAGAAAAGAAATGATTCCCATCGATCCACTGAGTGCATTAGAAGGTCTGCAAAGCGCCATCAGCATGGTCAAAAAGGCCAGCAAGGTGGCCAATGATTTAGGCGGTCTTGCCCCAATGATTGGCAAGATGTTTGATGCCAAGAGTGTGGCCACAAAGGCTCTGCTTGAGGCTAAAAAGAACAAAGGCTCAAACATGGGCCAAGCACTCCAAATCGAGATGGCCCTCGAACAAAGTCGAGCTTTCGAAGAAAGCCTAAAACTGCTTTTTATGCAATCTGGAAAAATAGACGTTTGGAACAAAATCAAGGCGCGTCAGGACCAGATGGACATCGATGACGCAAGAGAGCTGCGATCTTTAGAGAAGGCAGAGAAAGCGGCAAAAAAGAAAGAGCAAGAGATGAACGAGCTGGCCATGATAATTGGCGGCTGTGCTTTTGTGTTGTTTCTGGTGGGGATCGGTATTTATGAGTTGATGGAATTCTGTGCAACTACCAGAAGGTGTGGTCGGTGAATGAGTACCAAAAAACCTTTGACCTATGCCTCAAGATATTCGTTTATGGGTGTGTGGCTTTATGGTTTCTTGGGCTGCTCAAATTTTTGCCGGATGACTTGTCGGACCGGATCGTTAATTTACTGCTGGGTAGAATAGGATTAGGCAAATGAGATATCTATTGCTTCTTTTACTGCTGACTGGCTGCGAAGATCGCTACAGGTACAAGTGCCAGAATCCTGACCATTTCCATGCGCCAGAGTGCCAGAAGCCAAAGTGTCTATTCACTCAGCAATGTCCAGAGTATCTGGTCGCACCCATACTGGAGAAAAAAGTTGATGAAGTTAAACCTAACAACTGAAGAGATCGAGGTCAGGGTCTGGGGCTTTGTGGTCATTGCGGTGACTTGCATTCTCTGCTTCATTGTGGTGGCGCTTTTGTACTCAGTGACCTTTGTCACCCAGCCCATCAAATCAATGGCCCCCATTGACCAGGCATATACAAAGATGCTGAACGATATCGTTCTATTGATTGTGGGTGGCATTGGCGCGGTTATGGGTAAGAAGGCTGTGGGGACTGCCGCCAAGGCTTTTGGTGGCCAGCAATCCATGCAGCCCATGTGTCAGCCCATGCAAGGCGGCTATGGCCAATATGGCTACAGCAACAATCACGGCTTTAACGCCACCACCAATGGCATCCCAAGCCAGCCATTTGGCGCCATGCCCAAGTGGACCAACCCAGAGCTTGACGAGTCTTGGACCCCTGGTCCACCACCCACAACGCCACCAGAGCATCTTGAGGATGACCATGAGCGCGAGCAATTGGCAGCGGCCAGACAGGAGACTGATTGATGTTACCAATACCCTTACCCTGGCTCATTGTTGGCGTCTTGGTCTCATTATTCGGTACATACCGAGTGGGCCACCACTACGGGTGGCTGGAGCGCGACAATGACATGAAGATTGCCATTGCCAAAAAGAATGATGAAGCCAGAGCCAAAGAGGCAGAGCTTGGCAGTAAATTGATTGACCAGGAAACGAAACTCAGAAAGGCCCAAGATGATGTCAAGAAAAAACAGTCTGCTATGCATGAGCTTGCTAGGACTGGCCGGCTGCGCCTCCCAGCCCCAAGTTGTCCACAAGCCAGTCCAAGTGCCACCATTACCATTGGAAATCCACAACCCAGCCAGCCCGATGAAAGCGAACTTGAGCGACAGACTATTGCAACTCTTATCGACCTCGCAGCCGAAGGAGACAAAGCCATTACCAAGCTCAACGCCTGCGTCAGCGCCTACGAAGAAGTAAGGAGCATAGTCAATGGTCAATAGTGAGCAATTAGCACGGCTGCACATTGGCCCAGAGTGGGTCGATGCGCTTAATGAGACTTTCCAGCGCTTTGACATTTCAACGCCATTGCGCCAGGCTGCCTTTATTGGCCAGTGTGGCCATGAGTGTGGCAACTTTAAAATGCTTCAAGAGGGTCTGTCATATTCTGCTGCCGGACTGATGAAGACATGGCCCAAGCGCTTTGATGCTGAAAAGGCCCAAGCCTGTCAGAGAAATCCAAGGCTCATTGCCAATACTGTTTACGCAAATCGGATGGGCAACCGAGATGAAGCCTCTGGGGATGGGTATCGTTTTCGCGGAAGAGGATGCATACAGCTCACTGGCTCCAGTTCTTATTTCCACGCTGGCAAGGCCTTGGGTGTTGACTTCTGGGCCGATCCAGACCTGGTGGCCACGCCCCAGTATGCAGCGCTGACTGCTGGGTGGTTTTGGAACACCCACAAGCTCAACCAGTATGCGGACTCCCAAGACTATAAAACCTTAACCAAAAAGATCAATGGCGGCTTTATTGGTCTGGATGATCGGATCAAACACATCAACCATGCACTGTCTGTCCTGACATAATTACCCCATGTCCAGCCAAACACAACAACTTGAAAACCCTGCACCACCGACCCTTGGTTATCCGACCGAGGTGTATGAGCGCAGGCACTTCAATGAGAACAATGGCTCGCTGACGATTTACTTTAAAAAGCTGGCCAGTGTCTTGGGGTCTTTGTTTGGACCAAGGGGCGGTCGGTTTATGAATAACCCTTATGGGGCTTTTCAAAGCACTGTGGACCAAACGGCAGCACTGGCCAACACGGCCTATGCCATGACACTGAATACTGTCGATTACGCCAATGGCGTGAGTGTGGCCAGCAATTCAAGGATCACAGTGGCTGACGCTGGCATTTGGAATTTGCAGTGGTCTGGCCAGTTTGAAAACCCAGACTCTCAGGACCATGATGTCAGAGTTTTTATCAAAATTAACGGGACAGTGGTAACTGGCTCAACTGGATTCTTTGCAGTGTCAAGCAAACACGGCTCAGTTAATGGCCATGGGCTAGTCGGCTGGAATTACTTTGTGAGCTTAGACGCAACCGATTATGTGGAACTTTGGTGGGAAACTGATAACACTCAAGTAACTATTCAGTCCTACGCTGCCGCTGGTGACTATCCCTCAACGGCATCACTTATTGCGACAATGACATTTGTCTCAAACATCAAATAAATACTGCCATGTACATACCTTTAAAGTTACCCCCAGGTGTTTTCCGAAATGGTACTGAATACCAGGCAGCTGGCCGCTGGTATGACGCAAACCTAGTTCGCTGGTATGAAGGGACACTGCGCCCCATCAATGGATGGCGCACCAGGTCAAGCTCACAGATGACAGGCTCATGCCGAGGCATCATTACTTGGCGCGATAACAGTGGCAACCGATACATTGGCGCTGGAACACATTCCAAGCTCTATGCCATGAATGAGGCTGGAACACTCAAAGACATCACACCCACAGGCTTTACAAGTGGCTATGCCAGCTCCACAGTGCTGACAGGCTATGGTTACAGCACTTATGGCACATTGGCCTATGGCGTGGCACGACCTGACACTGGAACGCCAATCCCAGCCACCACTTGGTCACTTGATACATGGGGCGAGTATTTGATTGCTTGCTCCAGCACCGATGGCAAGATTTATGAGTGGCAATTAGGTTTTGCAACGCCCACGCTGGCAGCAGCAATCACCAATGCGCCAGTCAACAACAAGGCGGTTTTAGTCACCCAAGAGCGCATTATCTTTGCCCTTGGCGCTGGTGGAAACCCACGCAAGGTGCAGTGGTGCGACCAAGAGAACAATACCCAATGGACACCAGCAGGCGACAACCTTGCAGGCGACTATGACTTGGCCAGTCCTGGCACATTGATCGCTGGCAAGCGGGTCAAGGGTGTCAACCTACTGTTTACAGATGTGGATGTCCACACGGCCCAGTATGTTGGCGCTCCATTTGTTTATGGCTTTGAAAAGGCTGCAAGCGGGTGCGGTCTCATTTCGGCCCAAGCGGTGGCGGCCATTGACACGGCAGCCATTTGGATGAGCAATTCTGGCTTTTGGATTTATGACGGCTATGTCAAACCACTGCCAAGTGATGTGTCAGATTACATTTTTACCAATATCAACTTTGCCCAGGCATCTAAGATTTATTCGGTCCATGTCAGTAAATTTGGTGAAATCTGGTGGTTTTACCCAAGTGCATCAAGCAATGAGAATGACTCTTATGTCACTTTCAACTACCGCGAAAACCACTGGAACATTGGCACATTGGGTCGAACTGCTGGGGTTGATGCTGGGGTGTTTACTTATCCTTTGATGGTGTCTAGCACTGGTTACATCTACGAGCATGAGGTTGGGTTTAACTATGACAGCGCCAGCCTTTACGCTGAGTCTGGACCAGTCCAATTGGGCAATGGCGACAACATTATGTCTGTGCGCCAAGTTGTCCCAGATGAGCAGACGCTGGGTGAGGCGGTGGTTTCATTCAAAACCCGCAATTACCCGACAGGCACACAATCGTCATTTGGACCATATACGGCAGCTAACCCGACTTCAGTCCGGTTTTCTGGCCGTCAAGTCAATATGAAGGTGACTGGCAACACTTTGGCCGACTGGCGCATTGGCGTGATGAGGCTTGACGCAGTGCCAGCTGGTAAGCGATGAGCGATAAAGAACAACTGGAGAGGTTGCGCCACCATGTGGAGGCGGCATTAGAATACTCCGGAGGCACACATAATTTTGACGATGTCGCTGAGATGGTTGAGGATCACAGATTACAGCTGTGGCCAGCCAAAGACTCGGTGGTATTGACAGAGATCATTGTCTATCCCAGGCTAAAGAATTTGCATTATTTTCTGGCTGGTGGCGACCTAGATGAACTCTCAAGGATGAGACCATTGATCGAATCCTGGGGCAAATCAGTTGGTTGCACCAGGGTGACTTTGGCAGGCCGAAGAGGCTGGGCAAAGACATTTTTGAAAGACGAAGGTTACAGTCCACAATGGTCTGTAATGGCAAAAGATTTATAGGGGAATAGATATGGCATCAGAAGCACTCAATTGGGCATTGGCCAACGGCATGAGCCAGGCTGAATTTGATAGGAACATTTTTAATGCTGTACTTGAAGCCCAGCAACCTGGCTCTGGCATAAGCAATGCCGATTTGCGCACAGAGATGGACAGACTTGGCATTTCACCAGCTGATGTGGCCCGTGCGACTGGTGTCACGACTCAAAGTGTTGCATCACAGTATGCAACTGCAACCCCAACAACTCAGGCTGAACTCATTGCAGCAGCGGCAGCAGCCAATGAGCTTGCAGCCCGTACAGCACGCGACACAACGGCCAGTCAGGCTTTGATTGATGCTAGAAACTTGGCGGCTACCACAGCCACAAGAAATGTGGCTGGTGGCACTGGCACAGGAACTGGCACAGGAACTGGTACAGGGGGGTTGACTGCGGCCCAGCAAGCAGCGATTCTTGCAGCAGAACAGGATTTAATTCGCAGACAAAACGAAGCGGCTTTAGCTTTGCAGCAACGCAATGCAGCAGCTGCGGCTGCTGAAGCGGCCCGTTTGGCAGCGCTAAGAGCCGGCACTGGCACAACCACTGGCACTGGCGGCTTACTCGGCCCAACTGGTGCGACCAGTGTGACTGGCACAACGCCATTCGCAAATGCCACACAAGGCTTTGAGCAGAACTTCAGAAATTACACATCAATCCCAATTGGCGCTCAGTACAACCCCAATGTGGTCGGTGGCACTGGCTCACCTTACGCCCAAGTCATGGGCCAGATGCGACCAGTTGGTAATCCATACGCCAATGTTATGGCAGGCCAAGCAATGGGTGGCTATAACCCTGCTTTGTATGACCAGATTGCTGCGGCTAATGTGGCCAGAGCCGCTGTGGCAAACGCTGGAACGACATTGGCTGACTACTATGATGTTGGCGGTGATGGCGGTGATGGCGGTGGCGGTGGCGGTGGCGGTGGAGGAACTGGCGCTGGCGCTGGAACTGGTAACGCAATGGCCAAAGGCGGCTATGTCCATGGCGGTTTGATGTTTGGCGCAAACCCACCTGGTCCAGATGATGGCGCTGTCAATCTTGATATTGGCGAGTATGTGATCAAGAAGTCTTCAGTCGATAAGTATGGCCGTGGACTTTTGGACATGATCAACGAAGGCAAAGTGTCTGCCAAGAAAATGAAATCTTTACTCGGATAAGGTGGCAATATGTCAAAAGGTGGAACAACAACGTCAACAAGCTCCATTGATCCACAGATCAAAGAAGCATTCTTGGCCAACTTTCAGCAGGCCCAAGGGGTCGCTGGTGCATTGCCTGTCCAGCAGTTTGCTGGGTACAACCCAATGTATCAGGCAGGCGAGGAAGCTCTGGTCAACACGGCCCTCGCTGGCCCAGGCATTACTGGCACAGACTTGGCCGCACAAATGGCAGCTTATGGCGGTGTCTATCAGCCTGGTCAGATCACAGCGCAGCAGACCAATTTGGGATTGACTGGACCAGGCTCTATTGGCTCTTACATGAATCCATATACAGAGTCTGTGCGCGAAAACGCATTGGCTGACTTGGAATCTGCAAGACGCGCTGCCATCCAGCAGACTGGTGAACGTGCCACACAAGCCCGTGCATTTGGTGGATCACGCCAAGGTGTGGCTGAGGCTCTGACTAACCAAGGGTTTGCCAAGCAGGCTGCCACACTTGGCACAACTTTGAATGAGCAAGCATTTAACCAGGCGATGGCCATGCAGCAGGCAGACATTGGCCGCAGATCAGCAGCCGACATTGCCAATCAGCAAGCTGGCTTGCAAGGTGCGCAATTGCGACTAGGTGGTGCAAGCCAGCTAGGTAATTTGGCTGCACAACAGCAAGCATTGCGTCTTGGTGGCGCTCAAGCGGTCATGGGCGCTGGCGGTGCGCGTCAGGCTCTGGACCAGCAACAAATGGATGCCATTCGCAACATTGGCCTCCAGCGTTTGGGTGTGGTCCAGTCTTCACTCGGTGCGCAGCCTGCTAATCTTGGCATGGTGGCAACGACTCCATACACTCAGAATGTAGGCGCTGGTTTACTTGGTGGTGCATTGGCTGGCTCTCAATTGGCTGGCGCTGCCGGTCTGACAGCAGGCACTGGCGCTGGCCTTGGTGCATTGGCTGCCCTGATCTAACATGAGACAAAACCCAACCCCAGAGCCACAACGCTACGCTGACGCGCAGCTCATGGCTTTGCTTGATCCCTCAAGCAAGCGTGACACCATCCTGATCACGTCTGGATCACCAATGCCCTCACGCATCCCTGACGGGTTGACAGTGGCTGAGACAAGCCGCGGCATTGTGATCACCAGTGACCCAGCAAAGGTCAGGATCATTGACCAAGGGTCTGAGAAAGATGTGGGCATGGCGCTCTTTGGCTATGCATACGATCAGGCCAAGGGGTTTGACAATGTGGCGGTGGCCATGGATAGAAGCGGCATTCCGGTGGCAGAGCTGGCCATCAAGCCTGGTCAAGAAAGACGGGCCATGAGGGCTGCATCTTTGCTTGCACCAGATACTGGATCAACTAACATGATGAGCAGAGGCGATGTGGTCAATACACGCCTCAAAGGTTTACTGGATTAAGGTGGAAATATGGCTACTCAATTTGATTTTTCAAATCTAGGCAGTATGTTTGGCGGTGGCGGTGTGCCAACGGGGCTTGATGCATTGCTGACAGAAGATCAGCGCAAACTGCTTGGCCGTAATGCTGCACTGTCAGCAGCTGGCGCACTATTGCAGGCCAGTGGCCGAAGTGCAGTCCCAATCAGCATGGGCCAGGCACTTGGATCAGCTTTGCAGGCTGGCCAGCAAGGTTATCAACAAGCCCGTGTCAGCTCTTTGCAAGATTTGCTTTTGGGTCAGAAACTGCAAGAGGCAAAAACAGCTCAAGAATTGCAAACCCAATTGGGTAATATTTTCACCAAACCAACAACTCCATTGAGTCCAGAGCAGCAGGCTTTGGCTGCACCAGGAATGCAAGCTGGCCCAACCTTGGCCCGTGCTGAACTGGCTGCAAACATTCAGCCGCCAAGCGATGCTGAGATTAAAGCAGCTCAGTATCAACGGGCAGCAGATCTTTTGGCATCAAGAGGCAGAGGCGAAGAGGCCAAACGCTATCAGGACATGGCCAGAGACTTAAACCCACGGGCTAAAGTTGTTGGCCAGCCATTTGAGGTGACTGACACTACTGGCAAGCCAATCATGGTCCAGCAGTTTGAGTCTGGCGACATCAAGACCATGCAGGGATTTGGTCCAAAGCGTGATGTCGTCTTGCAAAACCTTGGTGGCACGACTGTGGCTGTTAACAAGTCATCATTGAAAGGTGGCGAAACATTTGCCCAGACAATGACTCCAAGCGAGATTGCCAACTTGAAAGTGGCTCAAGGCAATTTGGCCGTGGCCCAAGGCGGTCTTGGTTTGCGTCAGCAAGAATTTTTGCGTGGTGCATATCAACTCAAAGAAACACCAGAAGGTCTGGCGTATGTGCCAACTGCACCAGGTGGTGCGGCCATGCCAGTAATGACGGCAGCCGGAACACAACTTGAAGGCGCTGGCTCTAAGCCGACTGAAGACCAAAGCAAGTCAGCAGGTTTTGCTTTCCGAATGAAACAGTCAACTCAGATTTTCAATCAGCCTGCTGTGGATAAGTCTGGTGAACCAATCATTGACCCCAAAACTGGCAAACCAGTTACGCTTGAGCAGGCTTATGGTCAGCCAGGGAAGTATCAGGCCATCATGCGCGCCATCCCAAGTGCTGGATTAACCACTGGCATTGCTAATATTTCAGAAGATGTTGGTCGGCAGCAGTATCGTCAGGCCCAAGAGAATTGGGTCACTGCCAATTTGCGACCAGAGTCTGGTGCGGTGATTGGTGTGGAAGAGATGGAGAAAGAGATCACTAAATATTTCCCACAAACTAGTGACAGTCAAAAAACTATTGAGCAAAAAGCCCGTGCTAGACGCGACACTGAACTGGCCATGACTGTGCGAGCTGGCCCAGCTTATAAGCAAGTGGAGAAAGCAGTGGCTGCACGGAATGCCCCAATGGCCGCACCAACTGCTGGTGTGCCTAGACTTGTCAAAGACCCTGCGACTGGTATCTTTCGCTATGTAACGGAGTAAAAAATGGCAGACAAAATTGTTCAAATCCCAAATATTGGGCCAGTGTCTTTCCCAGAAAGCATGACTGATGAGCAGATCATCAAGGCCATTCAATCATTGCAAGCACCAGCTGCTGCACCAATTACTGCCCCAGCGCCAACTGGCAAAATCCCAGAGTCTTTTGGAGCCAAGATTTTGAACTCACCAGTCGGTGGTGTCATTCGCGGCTTGCGTGACATTCCAGACGCTGGCGCTCAACTGCTGACTCGCGGCTTAGAAGCTATTTCCCCAGCAGGCTCAAGTCTTGAGCAGTTTGCCCAATCAGAGCGCAGAAGGGTTGAAGATATCAATCGTCAGGCCGAACTGGATTACCAGAGAAACATTCGACAAGGTCAAATGCGTCAAGGTGAAATTGATGTAGGCCGAGTCATAGGAAACATTGCAGGCACATTGATCCCATCAACCGCTGCTGTGCGCGTACTTGGTGCAACCACTGCCCCAGTGCGTGCTGGTGCGATTACTGGTGCAATTGGCGGTGCTTCACAACCCGTGGCCACAACGCCTGGCACAACAACGCCAGAATTCTTTGCTCAAAAAGTTGAACAAACTGGAGCAGGCACTGTATTTGGCGCTGGCGCTGGCTATGGTGCAGACAAGTTGTCAAAGTTAATTTTTGGTAACAAGCCACCTCCAATGCCAATGCCTAGTCAACCAGGTGTCGGTGGCGCTCAAGTCAATGTGACCACAACGCCAACAGCCACAGTCACTGGTGGTGGCATGACTCCTGGTGTAGTCGGTCCAGACCCATCAGCCGGATTGACTGCGGCCCAGCAGGCTATTCTTGGCCGTGGCAAAGAAATGGGATTTAGAACAACGCCTGGTCAAGAGACTGGCTCTAGGTCTTTGCAGCAAATGGAAGCTCGAATGGAGTCAAGCCCATTTACTTCTGGACCATTTAACGCAATTAAGGATGCAAACCAAAAGATTCTTAATCGATCTACAGCGCAAGCCATTGGTGTCAATTCTGATGAATTAAGCAATCCAGTCTTGGCTCAAGCACAAAGACAGATCAGCAATGTTTACAAACAAGTGGCCAGCCCAGAAGTCCAAAAGTTAGATGGCAACACCATCCAGACTGGCATTGAGCTAGTCGATAACGCATTTGAAGGTCTGACAACTCAGCCCCTCAAATCAAATATCTTTGTTAAGCAGCTGCAAGACTTGGCTGCCAAGGGTGAAGCTAGTGGCAATCAATTGCAGACCTTGTCATCAAAGATTGGTAAACGCGCCAAAAACGAAATGACCACAGCAATGGGTGATCGTGAACTTGGAAGCGCTTTATTCCAACTGAAAGAAATGGTCGATGATGCCTTGGCCCAAGGATTGTCTAAAGAGCAGCAGGCGGCATTTCAGCTGGCCCGTGCCAACTATCGCAACTTGATGACCATCAGGTCCAATCAAGGTGTGGTCAATCCATCGACTGGCAATGTGTCAGGCTTGAATTTGGCCAGTGCATTGACTCGCAAAGACCCGCAAGGCTTTGTGTTTGGCTCTAACCAGACACCAATGTATGAGGCCGCCAGATTTGCCCAAGCATTCAAGCCAATTGTTGGCGACTCTGGAACGGCCACAAGGTCTATGGAAGTCAGCCCATTGAGCATGATGTTGGCCGCGCCAACAAACATTGCAGCCCGTGCATACACGGCCCAGCCAACTGCAAACTTGGCATCCAGAATGCAGACTGGTGTTGCACCAGGCACTGATGCGGCCACACAAGAGATGCTGAGAAAGATGTTCCCGCAAACTGGTGCAGCTGGCTTGATCAGTCTCTTGAATCAATAACTAAGACCCAAAAAACGCGGCCACAAGTGGGTCGCGTTTCACTACCCGTCTTTTCTGCCTGCGTCTGGCAGCGTCAAAGTCTTTGTCGTCTGCACTCATTTTGTCTCGGTATTTCCTGATTCGGTCTGAGCCTGGCACTGGCCCAGGCGCTTCAGCGTCAATGCCATCACCCCATGACCACAGAGGCCGCCACTGACCATTGGCGCTCACTCTGGTATATCCAGAGATATATACCAATTCATGGCGGTGCAAATCAAACAGAATCCTTGCAGCACTGCGCCTGGCACAAAAGCACAACTTGGCCAGATCAAGGTCTGACAGATTGCCTTTCTTTTGGAGCGCTGCCTCAATGGCAGGGCTTACACGGGGTTTTAAGCCTCTGGCCATGTGCTGGTCTCCATTCTGGCTTTCAAGCGCTCCAGCATTGTTTTGACAACGAATGCACGGGTTTTGACTTCATTGGGGATTGCATGGCCAAAGACTTCTGGGTGCAGTAAGTCATTGACCAGGTCAAGACAGGCATCTATGGCGGGTGGCAAGTCATTGGTCATTGTATTTTTCCAGCGCTGACACTTCAATGTGGTCCACCAAGCCCTGCAAGATCATGTGCGCAATGTCCACATCAGTGCCAGCGATGTATGCATTATTCAGCGTCATGCACTCTTCAAAATCAGGCTCATAGTTTGCACCAAGTGAGTCGGTGGAGCCTTTCTCTTCTGGGCTGTATTCCAGAAAGCACACCAGGTCAACGTCTTCTACTGAGCAGTCGAACTGGTACAAGTCTTTTGGGCATGGGGGTGTGGGGCCGTAGTTCATGCTTGTTTCCTTAATTCTTTTATGGCATTGGCTGCATAGTGATAGTAGTTGTGATTGCCATTGTTACTCTGAGCTTTATGCAGTCCCATCAGCAAATCAATGCAAGCCTCACGTTCATGCTGGGCCACCAACTCGGCAAAGGTTTGTAAGAATTTGGGTGTTGCATCAAAGCCCCCCGCCTGCCTAGTCATTTCAATGATTTGATCTTGTGTCATGCTCAACCCCTCCAAGCCAACATCACGCCAATGCCGCCAAAAATAATGATGGCCAAGGTCCATTCGATCAGGGTAGTAATGATTTTCTGTTTCATCGGTTTCTTTCGTTAATGGGGCCGAAGCCCCGTGGGTTTAATTAGCGCGTAGAACGTGTGCCGATTAAGTCGCCATCCATGATCTGGAACAAGATGGTTTTGGCAATGTTAAGGGTCTGGCGAGCGCCCTCTGTATTGCCATAACCCATTTGCTCTTGAGCATCAGACATCAAGCCTGCGACCACAAAGTGGCCACCATGCAGTTTGTAAGTGATGGATTCTTTAACCTGGTCAATGTAACCCTCAATATCATTGAAGCCATACATTGATTCATTGCGAGTGGTTTGTGTTGCGTTTGTCATTTCGTTTCTTTCGTTTGTTTCGTTAACCAACTGAATTTGTGTTGGTGAAACGGATTATGACGCAAAACAAATATGTTGCAAGAATTATTTTTAAACTGTTGTTTTTTTACATATACCGCAATTAGAATGCGGTCATGCAATCAATTCACGATATCAAGGCAAAGGCCAAGGCTCACAAGATAACCATGGCTGCGGTGTGCAATGAGGCTGGCATCCAGCAGTCCCAGGTAAGCCGATGGCTGTCTGGAACTGTGGAGCCACTGTGGACATCAGTCAATCAATTGCACTTGGCGCTCAACAAACTGATCGACCAATCACCAGTCATTGTCGATTGACTCGGTAGCAGTTGGTGCGGCTTTGCCTGCCACCACGCCAAAGTCACTGGCAGCTGTTGGCTTTGCACCACCCAGCGAGTCACCCTTGGCCAAGAGCATGATGTTGTTGAGGCCGTAAGACACGCCCTTGTTCCCTGCCTGATCATAAGCATAGGCATTCAAAGACACGCGGCCATAGTCGCCAGAGACAATATCTTGTGATCCAAGAATGTCATGGCCATGGGCATCCACTGCACCAGGCTTATTGGTGGACTTGGTGTTGAAAAAGTAATGCCCTGCATACTCTGGCCCCAGTGGGCCGCCATCAGATTTCACTTCTGTATCGCCATCACGCAAGGGATTGCGCACTGTTTTCGGAATCTTGTCTCCGAACTTGGCTGTCAATGCGGCCTTGGCTGCCGCTTTCAATTGGCTCACTGTCTCGGTGTCTGTCTTGGGAACAAGCACTTGCGTTGAGAACTCTTCTTTGCCGTTCATCTCATTCTTACGAGCAGTCAATGCTGAGAAATAAGAAAAGCGAACTCTGCCGGTTACGACTCTGGTCATGGTTTTTTCCTTTTAAGGGTTTAAGGTTTTTACGTTTCTGTCGTCAAACAGAAATTGCACTTTAGCACAAATGCAGATATGATCGCAACAACTTAAAACGAGGAAACCGAAATGCAACTATTCCCCCATCAGCAAGAGGCCAAGCTCTTCTTGCTGTCTAGGCGCAGGGCCATACTGGCCGACCAGCCACGGGTTGGCAAGACGCTACCCACAGCAGCAGCTGCACTTGAAAACCTACCCGCACTTATTGTTTGCCCAGCCATTGCCAAGACAGTCTGGGAGTCTGCTTTTGCTAGGCTGGCCCCCAAGACTTCAGTCCACGTCATCAATGGGAAACGCGATGCTGCACTGCCAAATTCAGCCGATGTGACCATCATCAACTACGATGTTTTGCAATATGCACAAACAGATTTGGACAGATATAACACTCTAGTTTTGGATGAGTGCCACAGAATTAAGAATCCAAAGGCCCAAAGGACCAAGGCTGCCATGCTGGCCATGAAGAAAGTGGACCATGTTTATGCATTGTCTGGCACGCCCATACCCAACCGGCCCATCGAGCTGTGGCCCATTCTGCACGGCCTTGGCATTTACAGGGGCGGCTGGTTTGACTTTGCAGCCCGTTACGCAAAGATGTGGAACGCGCCATGGGGCTTGGATACCAGTGGGGCCAGTAATCTGCCAGAGCTGAAAGAACTCATGCGCCCCCATGTCCTTAGACGCAAAAAAGAAAACATCTTCAAAGACTACAAAGACCCGCAAGTGTCTCTGATCACCTTTGACCTACCCAATGACAAACGCGAGCAAAGTTTTGATGCCGATGCCTTGATGGCAAACCCCAATGCCTTGCTGGCCTTTGAGGGTCTGGCCGAGGTTATGCGCGAGGCTGGAATGCGCAAGGTTAAGGCTGCCAGTGAATTCATCGATGACTTGCTCCAGGCCGATGAGCCAGTGGTGGTATTTGCGCACCACAAGGATGTGGTCCAAGCCCTGCAAGATGAACTCAAGACCCATAAACCCGTCATTGTGGTGGGTGATACATCACGGGCCAAGCGCGACCAGGCGCTCAAAGACTTTCAGTCTGGCCAGACCAAATGCATCATTGGCAACATTGCTGCCATGTCTGAAGGTGTAGACCTAAGTGCTGCCGACACGATTGTCTTTGTTGAATGCACTTGGTCCACATCAGCACTGGAGCAGGCCAGCAGCAGGGTTGAGAACATCAATAAGTCAGGCATTCCACCCGTCATCTACATTCTGACCATCAAGGCCAGCTTGGACCATACAGTCTTGGCCAAGGTCTTAAAGAAGCTCAATATCGTCAACCAAATCATTTAACCCAGGAGAAACCATGCAACATGAAACCCGTAAACACGCCCGACTCTCAGCATCCAGAACAGACCGCTTCATGTCTTGCCCTGGCTCATACAGGCTTGAATCCCTCATGCCTTACGAGCCAGCAGGCGAAGCCGCTGCCATTGGCACAGCGATCCATGAACTCTCTGAGATCATTCTGCGC